CATTGTATCATTGTACAACTGATTGCACAAGTAAAATATTAAAAAAAGCCAAATTTCTTTTTCAAGAAAGATGGCCTTTACTATTAATAAGTAAAAACAGTCTTAGGCGCTCCCATGATTTCAATCAATTCTAATGCGGTACAATAAAATGTTTCGCCTTTAAAATCAGCCCAATCTTCGAGATTGAATTGTTCCAAATATTCTTTTGGGAAATTAGCTTTTTGGATTTCTTCCAACGTGTATCTTTCGCACGTAGTGAAATCGTGAGTGTATCCCGAAAAGCTTCGCTGTTCATCATCCCATGTCAATTGACCCCAAAACAACAATTTATCTTTATCGCCTTTATTTCTATTTGAAATCAGCACGTATTTTCGTTCATTCGATATTTTTTGCTTCATCACATCAAACCGCCTTTTCTTTTTATTTTTTCACTTCTGATTCTAGCTTTGTTATAGGCATTCAAAACTTCGCTTGCTTCGTCTGCTCGATAATTTTGAATAATCATTTCCGCTTGATCGATCTCTTTGTTGATCCCTTCGATCGCATTTTTTACGATGGCATGAAAATCGTCTTTCAATTCTTCTGGGAAATATTCTCTTGCTATCGTTTCCCCTAGATAATTAACTGCCGAAAATTGCATATATTCATCGTGTACACTAAACAAAAAATCTGCAAATGATTCAAGTTTCTTTTTCGTCTTGTATAAATCTTTTTTGTACCTGGCGAAATCGATCAACACTAATGCTTCCATTCTCTTTTCCATCAAACCACCTCATCCAATCTTTTAATTTGCGCATTTGACATGATGCCGATCTTAACGAGATCAACGCCCGATAAATAAACCGGGATAATTTTGAATTGCTTAATAAACAATATTTGACCTAATTCATGCGCTTTTTGATGATGCTCCCTGCAAAGCGCAACCATCGGAAACAATCGATGATCGACTAGTTTTCTTTTTCTGTTACCTACGGCCGTTATGTGATGGATGTCTGCATGTTCTTTTCCACAAACGGCACAAACACGATGTTTGCATGCTTGATAAAACCAGGTGGAATCCTCAAAAAGATAGGCATATCGTTTTTTGAATGGAATGCGAAACTCAAGCATGAGATCAATCAAAAATGAAATCCATTTCCTGGCTTCGTCTACGGTTGCCACGGAATGAAAGAAGTCGATGCCGGTACGTTCATAAAATTCGTATTTCAACACTTCTTCGATATAACGTGGATCATCCAGCTGGCTTCTTGCAATATCTCGAATAAGCGCATGAGATAACGCATTTTGCACCACCGACCGTGGCCGGTTATCGATCAACCGGACATCGATCCAATTGCTTCCGCCATCTGCAAGCAACTTCATGTAGTTTTCGTTTATATCTTCATCCATTTTGATCATCAAATATTTTTCGTTTTTACCGATTATTTTCCCGATGCTCAAAATGCCACCTCTTTTCGTTTTTAAGCCGTTTTACTTTTTTCATGAATAATTAGCCGGCCGGACGTTTAAAACGCCAAATCGGCCGGAAAATGTTTCAAATTTGAATGGTTTATCTGATACGTACATAATCATTTGCAAGATCGATCAATTCGAATGAAATTCCCAAATCTTGCATAACGTTATTCAAACGCTCTAAATTTTCATATGTTCCGCTTAGTTTCAAAGTGACCGTTTGAACGTCACTTTCTATTTCAGGCAAATCATTCTCAAAGACTTCTCCTGTTTCAAAATCAAAACCTTTTAGCCCTGCAAGATCGAATTGCACATCTGATTTTTCTCCCTGGTATTCTTCTGGATCAATGCCGGCCAAATAATCGAAATCGGGATCGGGCTGTTCTTCTTGCTTCGTTTGTTCTTCCTGGGATTTTCTTAGCTCTTCTTCCTGACGTTTCTTCTCTTCTTTTTCTCGCAATTGGTCACGATTTTCTTTCTCTCTTTTCATGAAAGCTAAAACATCATCGATGCTCATGCCGTCTTTAAAAAGTTCGATGTAATTGTCTTCTGTCACGTCAAGCGTTTTAGATAGGTTGTGGATAAGTTTCACACCGTCTTCATATTCCTTCTTTTGTTGCAAATATGATCTTGCTTGCATGACAAGTGATTCTCTAATATCTTTCATCTTTGCCGTTTTATTTAACCATTTCGGATCGATCTCGAAAAAGCCGGCTTCTTCTTCTGTGATACCGTGGCCATCTATTATTTCTACGATCTCTTTTTTGATTTTCTCTTTCTTCTGCTCTCTTGCCAATATATCTGCTTCTTTGATTTTTTGATCAATTGGATCGATGGTTTGATCAAGCTGTTTGATCAACGTTTCGATTGATGTTTTGAATTCGTTAAAAGGTTGCATCACTTCACGTTCTTTTTGAATTCTGGCATCGTTTAACGCTTTTTTCATTTTATTCAAATATGTTTTTGCTTTTTTGGCATCGCTGATATTCTCGTCAGTGATTACCAGGCTTTTATATTTTTTCATTTCTGCATCTAAATAAGCACGCAATTCTTTTTCCCCTGGGAAAGAGATCACGGCCGGCGTGATCTCCATTTTCAAAACGTCTGCAATGTTGTTATCTTGTTTTTGAATTTCGTTTGCCATTATTATCTACCCCCGAAAATGCTTTTTGCATCTTTTTGTTGTTTTGCTTGTTGATGTTGTCGTTCTGTTTGCTGTTGCATTCTCTCTCTATCCATTTGTTCGTTTTGTTTTTGCTGTGTTTTCAGATCATCAATGACTTTCAATTTCCACTTAGAAAGATAATTGTTCATTTTGGCCACGTCCGCCACCGTTAAATCATCCGGATTTTTTGCATTGCCTTTATCATCCAAAATATTGTTTTTGTTGGCTACGTCTTGCAAAAATCCGACTATTGTTTTTTGTTGCTCTAATTTCGTTGCCTTCAAAATGAATTCGGCTGTTGTTTTCATTTTCAGCAAGTCTTTTTCTTGCGGTTTGCTTTTTGCATCTGTGCCATCGTTTTCCTGGCTGTTGATTTCCGGATCGCCATCGCCACTAGGAAGCAAAAACAATGTTGTCAAAGCGTATTTCAAAGCGCCTGTTTCGGCTTTGTAGAAAGCTTTATCGCCTGCATCTTGACCCACGCCGATCTTTGTGAATGTTTTTGAGAATCCTGTTTCTGTATCGATCAAAGTATATTCGATGTGCAATTTCACTTGTGATTCTTTTCCGCCGTTTTTCGTCTGAACGATGTTTTCTTCGTACTTTTTGACGTTGTTCATCAAAATCAGTTTATTTTCGGCCATTACGTTTCGAACGCCTTTTTTCACATCTGATTCTGTTGCATACTCGTATTTATGGAAACTGTTCCAACCGGATTTTTCAATTGTTTTCGTTTGCTCGATCACTTTTGCGATCTTTTGCGCCATCTTTGCAAGCGATTTGATCATGCCTGCTTGATCGATCACTTGATTCGATTCCTCGATCATTTTTTTTAGTTCATCATTTTCTTTGTGTAGCTGAAACATCAAAACTTCTTCATCTGACATCCCACGTTCGCCATCAGTTGCGCTGTAAGTGTATTCTTTTGTTTCTTTGCCATCCTGTGTGCGCAAAATGTTTTCGTTTACTTTTTCAAAATCTATCATCTTTCATTCTCCTTTTTTATCTGATATTTTGATCCATGCCAAGAATTTTTTCGATGGTTTCGATATAAGCTTCGGCGTTTCCGGAAACATATTTGTTATTGATCAATTTGTTGTATGTTACACGTGAAACGTTTAAACGCTTCGCCATCGTTTCATCTGTTTCCCCTCTCATTTTCATTTGTACACGAATCCTTGCTGTGTTCACTTGCTTTCTTTCCATTTTTCTATTTCCTCCCCTAATAATGCTGAAATCCAACTGCCTAACATACACAACCGCCCATATAAAGCGATCGCATGTGCTTCGTTGTGTTCGTTTATTCCGCCATTCAAAAATCCTTTTGCTTCGATGTGTAATTCTTGATGATCACATCCCGAAATAATTTCTTTGTATTGTTCTAAAGATACACTAGGTTTCATTTTTTACCTCCTAGAAAGCCGGGATTTTACACCCGGCATTTTTTTGTTAACAAACTCTTTCGACTTCTGCATTTGAAAATGTCATTGGAATACATCGGATGCCATTGACCTCTACAAGTCTATATCCTTCGTAGTCGTAACCCAATTTTTCCAAGCTATCCACATCAACTAAAAATGTGTATAAATGTGAATAATCAGTGTTTGACCAAACGAAAGCACCATCCCAAATCCCATCTTTGCATTTGTATAAATTGAAATATCCGTTAACCTCTACTTTTTTCATTTGTTTTTCCTCCTTTAACTTTCTGAATTAAGTATATCATGATATGTTACAATTTGCAACAATTTGCTACAAAAAAATAAATAAAAAAAGAACGGCCATTTCTGACCGAACTTTTCTCTTAGGAAGTAACATGCCAATTACTACGACAAAATAAAGAATAAACTATCTTTTTGGAATTGTCAAAACGTATTCCGGAAACTCGATATCGATCCAACCGTTGCCATTTGCTTTGCCTGCAATGCTGTTTCCTGCTTTGTCGTTTGTTCTGCGTAAACATGGATATACTTTTTTGCCTGCAAATTTCTTAATGTCTAGCGTGCCATCAAGGCCGAATTTCAAGCCGTTAGGCAATCCATATGCTTTATTAGCATCATTTCTCATGATGCCTTTTGATGGGCAACGTCCAATTTCTTTTCCTGTGCCTGCTTCTTTCCAAAATACATATCCATGATTCAAATAAGGCGCACCATTGATCGGCACTAAATAGCCGGCAATACGGAAAATACCCCATTTTAATTCGTTGAATATTTCCAATTTCCCAACGTAGTTTCCAACGGTTTTCGGTTTACTTTCTGCGATGATTTGATCGTGTGTTTTTGGTGTTGATGGTTTCGCATTGTTGTTGCTGTTATTGTTTGACGAACCACCTTCGATCTTTTCACCTGTAATCGCTTCGACCATACCTTTTGCGATGGCATCGATGTTTTTCACAATGTTATCCACGTCTTTTTTGCTTGAAATGAATCCCAATTCAACTAAACGATAAGAAATGCCACGTTTTGCGAATACATTCAAATTAAGCAAGTCATTTCGTTTATATGTTCCTGTTGGTTTTGATGATCCCCACAAACCTACATATTTCTCCAAAACTTTTGCGATAGCTAGATCGTTCGCATCTGGGCTGAATTGTGATGAGATAATCACGTGGCCACCTGTTGCGCTTCCGCTCGCTACTGCATCCAAATGGAATTCTGTAACACTTGCATAACTTGTGCTGACTGAATACGCTCCACCGCCTGCATTGCTGTTTTGATACATGTCTTTGCTTGTGTCATACCATTCGATTGAATTATGTTTCAATTTCTTCGCCCATGCTTCCATTTTTGGCTTTAAGATTGTGCGTGTGAATTCCGCTTCGCCATATCCGTTTCCCATTGCTCCAGGATCGCCCTGTCCATGTCCGCATACTGCTAAATGTTTACTCATTTTTGTTTTCCTCCTTGTTTTCTTCGTTTTTGTTGTATTCGTTTGTTGAAATCCCTAAAATGATCCCTAACATCGCAACAAAAGCCGTCCCGATCGTGATCACTTTATCAGTGAAATCCCAGCCCATTGTTTGACCTAGAATTCCGAAAAAAGTGATGATTGCCGGTAAAACAATGCTTACTGTCCATTTCAAACGGTTATAAGCAACGTCCGACAAATTAAACATTTGCATGATCTGATCTTTCACGTTTTGACACCTCCCATCTCTGCCA